AAATAATTTTTTATTACTAATACTATATTCTTTTTTTAAAAGACCAGCTAAATGTTTTCTATAATCTTTCTTTTTATTTTTTTTACACAAAGATTTAATTTGTTTTATTTCTTCATCATTTAATTTTGTTTTATATAAAAAAGGTCCCCAGTGAAAAAAATTATAATGTATTGTTTTATCCATTATCTTAACAGCATCCAAGAAGTTAAAATATATTTTTCACCAGATAGTGGAGGATTACCTCTATGTACATAAGGAAAAGCTGCGGGCCAGATAACTATTCTACCTGTTTTAGGTTTTACTCTTTTTGAAAAATGAAGAAATTCTGTTTCTCCACCTTCTTCTACATCATTTAAATAAATAGAAAAAACAAGAGCTCTAGGTTCACTATCAAAACCTTTTGCATGTTCTATGTGCCATGAATGGTAGCCTTCTGTTGGTAAAGTTTTTTGAATTTTTAAAGTTGTAAAGTGAAAAGGAGTGTTATCATAAAGATCATGTACTCCGGTATGTTCAAAATAATGTTTTAAAGCTAGGTCAAAATTAAATATTATTGGTTTTAAATCTTCCCACCAAACATCTATGTTAGAACCATTTGCAAAATACTGTTTATCTTTTTTATGCAACATGGATGCTTTTTCATAAAACCTTCTATTAAATGTTTTATGAAATTTATTTTGATCTTCATATAATTTAATCACTTTATTACATTCTACTTTAGGAATATAATTATCATACACTCCAATAAAATTATTTATGTTAACTGTTTTTTCACTCATTTATTTTAAAAACATTTGCACTGATACTCTTGGTACAATTGGACTTAATACAGGATTAACTTTATGTTGAAGAGGAGATTTTATTATTATTAAAGAATTACCTACTACAGGTATGTAACCATGACCATTTTCTGCATTAAACATTAGTTCTCCACCAAATTGATTGTTCCATTTATTATTTATATAATATGTTGCGCCATATGTCCAATTACCATCATTATGCCAATTAATACCCGCTCCTTTTTCCATGTAATGAATATTACTAGTAATTTTTTTAAAATTTTTTAATTGATAAAATTGATTGTTACAAGTTAAGATTTCTAATTTTTTAAAAGGGGGATAGTTATCTACACTTACTCGTTTTGGCGGTACTACATTATTTATTAATTCTTCTGACCATAGACCTTTAGAAGTATGTAGATTTATTTTTTTACGTTCTTTAAATATAGAATGATGAATCCCTTTATAAGTAGAATAATCTAAAAAATTTTGTATGTAATAAAGTTTATCAGGAATTGAATATATTAATTTCATGAATGTAAAAAACAGTTAATTGAATATCTAGTACCTTTTGTTATAGGTTCTGTTCCATGTATCCAAATAGGTTCGGCAGGAAATAACATCGCATCACCTGTTTTAAATACCTCTTTAATTTGACCATCAAAAAATCTAAACTCTCCGCCTTCATAGTCTTCGTTTAAATTTAATGTACAAGAAGCTTTTACGTTTACGTCAATATTATTTACTTTAATATTAAGATCCGTATGATCCTTAATAGATTGACCTTTTTTATATTTTAATATTCTAATATTGTGACTAGAATTAATTAAAATATCACTAAAGGTAGGACTTATTTTTTTAGATTTAATATACAATACATAGTTAGCTATCATTATAGATATATATTTTTTAGCTTCGTTTAAAGCATATAAAATATCTTCATTTGGGTTTTCTATTCTAGATAAGTTTAAACATTTAAAATTATCTATTTCATGTTTTTTAGTCTGATATTTATAACTAGCTTCTACTCCATTTAATTCAGGATATTTTTCAAATATATTTATTATTTTTTTACACACGTCTTTAGGAACTAAGCCGTTGATCCTATATTTTAAATCTGAAATTTTGTGGTTATAAGACATACTTTTTTATTTTATTTTTTTAAATACATTTTACCTATTTCTGGAAAATATAAATAGTAAAAATTATTTTTTGTAGATATTAATGTATCTACAGCATCCTCAACACTATTTATCAAAGGTTGTCCAGCAAGATTAAAAGACGTGTTCAATAGCATAGGAACACTAGTTAGTTTATAAAATTCATTTATTAGATTATAATAATAAAAATTCTGTTCTTTTTTTAAAGTTTGAATTCTACAAGTATTGTCAATATGAGTAATTCCGGGAACACCTTCTTTTTTAACATTAAAAACATACGACATAAAAGGAGTTTCTTTTTTTGACTTTAAATCAAACCATTCATGAGCATGTTCAAATAAAACTGTTCCAGCTGTTGGTCTAAACCATTCTCTGTTTTTTAACATATTTATTTTTTCTTTTGCAAAAATATCCCTTGGATCATAAAGAAAAGATCTGTTTCCAAGTGCTCTTTTTCCCATTTCATTTTTTCCTTGATAAATAGCAACAATATTTTTTTCAGATATTAATTTAGCTACATCTTTTGTAGACACACTATACCCTTCATTTAAAGGTAAAATATTATAATTAGGTAAATCCCCTAAAAATAAACTTTTTATTTTTTTACATTTATAATTTTCTTTATTAGCATGCCACATAGCTGCTCCCATAGACAAACCACCATCATCAGCGAAAGGATCTACATATAGATTTGAACATACATCTAATATTTTACTATTTAATACAGTGTTTTGAAACAACCCTCCTGAAACACAAATATTTCTTTTTTTATTTTTATTAATATTTTTAATATATTTAAGTACAGTTGTTTCTAATATCGATTGCACCCATTTACAAATTGTTGTTTTGGAAACATTTTTATCTTTTCTTTTATTAGTTAAAGCAAATAAAACATGTTGGGATAATTGAAAATGATTAAATTTTTTAAAAACTGTATTAGTTAAATCTACTTTTATTTCGTTGTAACAAGACAGACCCATAACAGATCCTTCCTCTTTATACCCTAAAGATTTTTTAGTTATTTCAAACAAATCTCCTAAACTTATAGTATTTATATATATATTTTTTCCATCAATATATTCTTTATTCTGTATCGCTTTAAATAGTTTAAATATTTTTTTATATTTATTTTTGTTAAAATAATACAAAGAAATCATTTCTAAGTTTTGATTAGAATCTTCACTACCGCTTCCATCCATAACTAATACATATGATTTTTTTAACCCCGAATTAAAAAAAGAACAACAAGCATGAAAAAAATGATGTTTTTGTTGTTCATAAATAAGTTTTGAACACTTTATATTTAGTTTATCTAATACTGAATTAACTTCGGTTATTGTTTTTTCTTTTTCAAACTTAGAATTAGAAACTATAACATGCGCAAAAACTATTTTGTCAAATTGTTGGTCTTTATATTTTTTAAACAAAATTGACCAATTTTGACTTTTTTTCCATCTATCTATTCTTTCGGCCTCTTGGAAATAAATGATGTTATTATTATTAATTTCGCATATAGAGGCATTATGAGAATTGTGTACAGCTAATATCCTACTCATTTTGTTTCTTTCATTATATTCATAATTAATATATAAGGCATTATATGCTACAAAAATTAAATTTCAAGCCTGGATTTAACAGACAAGCCACTGAATCAGGGGCTGAATCTGAATGGGTCGATGGTGATTTTGTTAGATTTAGATACGGATTACCTGAAAAAATAGGTGGTTGGTCGCAGTTAACTGCAGCCAATAAAACTCTTCCTGGAGCAGCAAGAAAACAACTTGCTTTTACTTCTTTTGCAGGAGAAAGGTATACCGCTATCGGAACTTCTCAAGGTTTATTTTTATTTTACGGTAATGCTTTTTTTGACATTACTCCATTAGATACAGCAATTACAGGTTGTACTTTAACTACAGTCAATGGATCTGATGTTTTAACAATAGACAAAGGCTCTCATGGATTGTTAGTTGGAAGATATGTGACTTTATCTGCAGTAACGGTCACAGGAGCAAGTGGTTATACAGCAGGTGATTTAGAAAAAGTTTATGAAATTTTAACAGTCCCTACAATTGACAAATTTACAGTTCAAGCAGTAAGCGCTGAAACAGGTGCAGGTATGACTGCAGCAGGAGCGGCTACAGTTAATCCTTATGTGATAATTGGACCCACAACTCAAACAACAGGTTATGGTTGGGGAACTTCTTCTTGGGGCGCTGAGACTTGGGGAACGGAAAGATCTACAAGTACCGTAACCTTGGATCCAGGAAATTGGTCTTTGGATAATTTTGGTCAAGTATTGGTTGCAACTATATTTAATGGAAAAACTTTTACTTGGAATGCAGGAGCCTCTTCACCCAGAGGAATAAGAGCTTCTACAAGTACTTCGGGCGTTGTAACAACAAACAATCCAACGGCTTCAAGGTTTACTATTGTATCCGATAGAGACAGACATTTATTTCATTTAGGAACTGAAACAACTATTGGGGACCCTACCACTCAAGATCCGATGTTTGTAAGATTTTCTAATCAAGAAGATTTAGACACTTATCAACCTACAGCAACCAATACTGCTGGTACTTTTAGATTAGATACCGGTAATCAAATCAGAGCCGCCATACAAGGTAAGGATTATATATTTGTAGTAACCGATATTGCAGCTTATGTAATTCAATACGTTGGACCTCCTTATACTTTTTCGGTTAGACAAGTAGGTACTAACTGTGGTTGCATTGGCCAACATGCTATTTCTTACGCAAATGGTGCTGTGTGGTGGATGTCAGGTGAAGGAGGATTTTTTGTATACGATGGTACGGTAAAAGCCTTACCTTCTTTAGTAGAAGACTTTGTATTTTTAAATACAGGTACGGGAAACTTAGGGTTGAACTACGGTTCTTCAGATGTAATTTACTCTTCTCCCAATAGTTTATACACAGAAATTAATTGGTTCTATCCTTCAGCAAATTCAGATCAAGTGGATAGATGTGTTACGTATAACTATGGTGAAAATGTTTGGACTACTTCTTCAATAGCCAGAACGACTTATCAAGATCAAGGAGTATTTAATTTACCATATGCTACAGAGTATGACGATTCAACTGCTCCAGTATTTCCAGAAATTTTAGGAATTACAAATAAGTACGGAGCCTCTATTTACTACGCTCATGAAACAGGAACGGATCAGATTAATAGCACCGGGACAACTTCCATTGATGCTTTTATTTTATCTGGAGATTTTGAGATAACTAATAACAATAATATAGCCGACCTTGCAGGAGATGGAGAATACATGATGTCCGTTAAAAGATTTATACCTGATTATAAATACCTATCAGGTAATTCTAAAATTACTTTATATTTAAATGATTATCCAAGTGAGACAGCAGTAAGCTCTTCTTTAGGACCCTTTACAATCACCACTACCACTGATAAAATAGACACACGTGCACGAGCAAGATTTGTAGCAA